CCTGCGGCATAAATGTTTTGCTTTCTTCTTTTATCCAGAATGGATATGGTGCCAATATTCCCAATGTCTTTTCTGCCCCATTGAACGTCTCACTGGGCATCGTGTTACTGGACACGATATTACACAAAATGTAATGATCGCCCCAATACAGCTTACCCTGAACGCCATTTATGATATCTATTTCAATTATATCTGTAATATCGTCAAGCGATATTTCCTTTTGGTTTTGCGTACCTCTAATCGCAACAACCATTTCGTACTCAATTGCTGGTTTTGTGAACCGGGAAATAACAACACCATACTGTTGCTCTATGGTATTATATGTCCAATTATACGTATGGAAATTACCCTGATATATCTGCGTTTCATACTGTCGAAAATCTATTTCTTTCCCTTGACCATTTACATATTTTAGTTGTTTCAATTAAATGACACCCCCATACCTCGGAGGCCTCGCCCAAGTTGTCTGCTGTCTAAATAAATAGCAAATTCCATTTTGCTAAGTGCCGCATCCATGCCTTTATATATCTGGCTATAATCCCACACAACCTCTTTTTCGATTGACTGTGAAAGGATGTTTGCCATAGGTTCTTGTGCTTTAGCCCCGATGAATGCGGCATCCGATAATTTCGCGCCCGCCGCTTCTACTTTGGGGATTGATTTTAACAACCCTTGTGCTAATCCGGCCCCGTCCATTTGTCCTAACTCTTTGTCCCACCTTCGAGACGGTGAACGAGTCTCCGATGCTTTCTTGGCAGCATTTAAAGCACGATTAGCCACATCTATAGCTGCGCTCGCTACAGCTGCTGCGCCTGCTGCTATGCCTCGAGCAAGTCCGCTCGAAAAATTAATTCCTGTATTATATGCACTTATCGAACCAACACCGCTGTTTGCCGCCAAAGCAACGCTTTCCCCTGCCTCTTTAACTGCATCTACGCCAGATTGTATACCGCTCTTAAAACTTCCTGCAGTCTTTACTCCTTTTCCTCCTGCTTCTACAGCACCAGAGTCCAATTCACCGCCAATAGCGTCTGTAAGTTTTTTTGTTGCTTCTGCTACCGTTATATCGCCTTGACTAATTTGAAACTGTAGGCTGCCCACAAGCTCCGCTCCGTCTTCCCCTGCCGTTTGTACAGCTTTGTCAAACTCAATTAACTGATTAAGCCCTTCAATAGTTTCGGGTATAACGTATTCTCCGCTTTCTATACCAGTAACCAAACTTTTGGGTATATTTATTCCAGCAGTCGCAGCCTTGTCTACAAGTGCATCCCACTGACCATTAAGCATTGACGCATTGTTCAGGCTGGCTGTATATTCTTGCCAATACATCTTCGTGGCTTCCGTCATATCGCCCATCTTTTTCTCAACCATTTCCATGCCACCCGGCAAAACTTTTAATATTTTTTCATACCATTCGCCTTGACTTTCGGAGACATTTTCTTGGGCTTTTTTCACGTCTGCCAATGCCTCTACATAATCGTCCATAGCAGCATTGGCATTTTCCATATATGCCTCTGCCATAGCAGCATCTTGTTGTGCTTTCATTTTATCTTTTATGGCTTCAGTGGTCATATTTAACTTATCTGTTTCTGCATCATATGTGAGATTCAAGCCCTCTACAGACTCATTTAGCTGGTCAACTATCGTTTTCATCTGTTCTTTTTGCGCTGATGTTTTATTTTCAACACTTTCCAGTTCTTGTAGCTGTTTAAAGTAGATATCTGTCTTCCTTGATTGGTCTTCAATTTTAGTTATATTGGCTTGTCTACTTTTAGCGGCCTCCTTCGCTGCTGTTGTCTCGCTGTTTAATGCTGCAACAACACCATACACAGCCGCACCAAGTGCAGCTGCCCCTGCTGCGGCTGCAGCATAAGGATTTACCAATAGTCCTGCATTCAGGGATTTTGTCCCTGCTGCAGCTGCTTTACTCGCCCCAGACACATTGCTTATACCCTTTGTAAATTTAGGCAATATTCCGGTAATCTTTGAAAATGCTTTCAAGGTTGGTGATGCTACTGCCGTAAGCCCAACGAGTCCTCCGGATACTGCTTTGATGGGTTTAGGTAATTTATTAAAAGCTTTAACCCCTTTTGTGCCAAACTCTATTACCTCTGTGACCAATGGAGCGATTTCTTTTGCTAAATCACCTAAAGCCATTTGCATATCCAATGTGGCATCTTCATAATCTTTTAAACCTTTATTGTTTTTCTCCCATGCATTATATGCATCGGTAGCCCCGCCATCAGCCAGTGCTTGTAATACCAAATCGGTGCGTTCTGTTGTCGTCTTGCATTTTTCCAGCTTCTCGTCAAATTTTTCGGCACCAATCCCCGCTCGATCCAAATATTCGCCAAACTGGCCAATGGATTTACCAGTAGCAACAGTCTCTTGAATTGAATCTGCAAGTGATTCAACTTTAAGGGTGTCTGGGAAACGGGACATTGCTCCTGAAACACCTTCAACAGCAATTTGCAAATTGGACTCTGTAAATCCTGCTTGCAAAAGATTTGACACAGCCTCTACTGATGAATCTGTTTCGCCTGATACAGCATTGAATGTTTTAAATGCTTTTTCTGTCGCTTCCATACCAATGCCAGCATTTTTAGCGTTTTCTTCCAAAAATGATAGGTCTCGATTTAATTCTTGTGTGGTTGGAACCAATGCAGCAGTAGCTCCGATAAGTGCCCCTGCGCCCTTACTTATGCCAGAAAGTTTATCACTTGCTTTTTCTGCGGTAGAGCTTGTTTTTTCTAACCCATCAGCAAACTTATTCAGACCTGTACTGCTTTCTTTGGCTTCTGCTTGCAAACCTTTAAGCTTATTTTCCGTTTCTATTATCTCACGCTGAAGTGAATCATATTGTTCCGGGCTGATAGGTTTTCCGAACTCATCATTAACCTCTTTTGCTGCTTCCCTTAACTCTTTTATTTTTTTTGTAGATAAGGAGATTTCCTCTTGTAGTTTTTTATACTCCTGAGTATCAACTTCACCCATATCATCCATTTCGGACATTTTTGACTTCAACTCGGTTACTTTTTTTCTTGTCTCGTCAATTTCATTTTGAATAGGTGTATAGGCTTTTTTCCATGCATCATAATTCTTAACGGAAGCTGCCGCCTGTTCACTTGCCTTTTTTAATGTTTTTAGTTTATCCTCAGTTCCTTCTATAGCATCACCAAGTAATCGTTGTTTTTGGCTAAGCAATTCAGTATTTGAAGGGTCTAACTTGAGGAGTTTGTCAACATCTTTTAACTCTCTCTGTGTTATATTTAATTTTTTATTTACATCCTTTAAGGCATTTTCAAGACCTGTAGCATCACCATCTAAAGGAATAGCTATTCCTTTTATTCTACTCGCCCTTTTACCCCTCCTTATAAGTTGTCTATATCTGCTTGTGTAGCAATTAACGGATACTTGTGTTCGTCGTTATTCATTTCAATAAACATATCGTTCACCATCCCTATGCTAAGCAAATCCAAATCAGAGATAGAAATGCCGCACTGAACACACCTAAGCATGAAGAGTGCGGTATTTGCTGCTCTTGCTATTTTTCTGTGTTTTTTTTTGCTACAGATTTTTGTTCATTTTCATCAGACCACAAAGATATTAAATCACTAAGTACATTGTAAATAGCCCCATCGTTATCAAATTGCTCTAACCACACTATAATGTCATCTGGCTGACTTGGGTCGCCATATTTATGACATATATAGCAAAACTGTTCAAGTGTAGTTATTGCCCGAGGAGAAAGTGTCCCTTCGTTAGTTTTTACATCTGTAACTAAATTTTCAAAATCAACAATTAAATCTTGATTAAATTTTAATCTATACAGCCGTGGAACCGCAGCCGATGTTTTAAGGTGGCAATCAACGCCACCTATCTTTAACACTTTTTCCATTTTTACGCTCCTGCTGATTGATCTTTTTCATAAACTTTCGTATACCATCCTGTTAACACAGCCTCTTCGGTTGTAGCTGTTGTTTTTGCTCGCACGCTTCCGTCTGATGTAGGCGCACATGACACCGTAAGAGTATCCGTTTGTGGCTCTATTGTGTCTTCATTTGTTTGCGCATCGACGGATGGTCGTGTTGCGGTACAGTTGAAAAACCAAAACTTTGTGGTCCCTATATCTCCGTCTATGTCAAACCCTAATGCAAATTCTACTGTAGGTGTATTTGTATTTTCAAAGAGAACCTTATTTGTGTCTTGTGCTTCGCCCAATACCGCTTCTCTAAATTCATCTGTTATGAGTGCAATTTCCAAATCGCCCTCATATCCACCATTAGAACTTGATGTATAATACACAATCCCATCTGCGTAGAACTTTGACAGTTCGCCTTGCTGTTCCAGCGATATTGATACTGCACCCGGCAACGCTACAGGTGTTTCATATGCGCCTTCCGCGCCTTTAACTGCATAATGTACGTTTTTAATGTTAAATTTTACTTTATTTCCAGCCCTTATTTACCTCCTAATAATGAAACTTCATAAATAACTTGAATCCATTTCTCGGATTCGATGTAATACTCTTGTTTTTCATAAAATAACCCTTTTGACATTAACCAGTCTGCTATGGCATTTTCTGCTTCAAGGTCTTTTTTGTTTGAATATAATTCAATATCTAATTCATTTATTTCCTGATATACTATTCCATCAGCCGAAAAGTTGTCTGTACCCGGGAAATGATATGTTATAAATGGTGTTTTGGGGACATTTCCTTCGGCAAAATGACTGTATGCAACAGGAAAGCCAAGACTTTTGAGACCTTCATATATTTCTCGTGATGTCATTTTCCTAACCTCGCTTTTACTCTACGTTCAAACTCCTTATTGCACCATTCTTCTACAGGCTTTATATGTGGAAATGCCCTTGCTCTTCCACCTTGCCATAACTGATGGCCTTTTTCCAGCAAATGAGTAAGCCCCGGTTTTTTTCTATTATATATATAGAATGTGAACTTATTTGCTCCGCGCCTTTCGTACTTGACTCCCCAACCTGCAGAATAATGCCCCTTCTTGCCGCCACTTCCAGCTCCGTCAGGAGACGTCTGTTTTAGTTTTTTAGAACCTTCTTTTGCAACTTCTCGGGCAATTTCTTCAAAGTCTTCCGTTGTCATTTCAACGTATTCCTCCAATGCATCCATCACTGCATCTGCAAAATTGTTAATACTAACCTTCTGTGCCATCTTTGGTTACCGCCTTTATTTTTACTGTTTTATTACGAAATTGAATATTGTCAATTAAATTGATATTGTATATCCCACCATTAAAAACAATACGGTACTGTTTTGTATTCATGAGATCAAAGAATGGTTTCCACCTAAAAATGAACTCGACCGTATTTTCACCGTGAACCACGGCAGCCTCCCAATATTCACGCCCCGAAAGACCGTTCACGTAAGCATAAGCATTTTTATAGTCCTGCCAGTCATGTGACGGATTGCCTATTTCGTCGAAACCTTCGACATATTTCTGAAATGTCACCAAACCTCTGTATGCGCCTGAATCCATCATGACACCCCCTCATTTTCCGGTGGTGTCGGAACGAGATTTACGCAGTGCATTCCGAGTATCGTATCGATGACTCTATTAACATTCGCACGATCAACAGTCATAGACCGGTTATCCCACATATCAGAAATTAGTGTTAAAACAGCTATAGTAATGTCTTCGTGTTCGTCCAACTCGTCAGCATTCAGGCCTGTATAACCTATACAATAGTTCACCGCAGCCACTTTCATAGCTTCAAGCAACACTTTGTCTTCTATTTCAAGATTTTCCTCTATTTCACGTATATGGTTATATATCACTTCCGGCGTTATTTCGCTTATTTTCCTTTGGCTTCACCGCCCTTTTTTCTTTTAAATAGCCACATTTCACAAGAGGCGCGGCAAGGGAGCGGTCAAGCTCCCTTACTTCTCCTTTTCTCATAGCGACTTGTCCTGCGAATGTTATTTGTGCCTCATATTTCATCATGCCATCACTCCCGCTACTTTTAAGTTCGCAATTATAGCATTTATAGCTGTTTTATTGGCGTTTGCCAAAGTAGCGATTGCCTGAACCTCTGCCTGTGTATATTCTGCGGCAATAGCCGTACTTGCGTCTGCAGCAGAAACTGTACTCACAGTAGCAACCTGCTTAACACCGCCAAGTTCCGCGGTGGTGGCAGCAGGAAGCTCATAACCTCCGCCACCTATCCCCGCAGAAATAGCAGACCAATTTTCAGCCATATAGTTTATGACCTGTGCAATTGTCTGCTCGTCTATATCTTCGGCATTGCCGCTACCCTTAATAGCAACTATCAGATTTTTAATTGCTTCACTTATAGTCATGGACTACCTCCTTAAGACGCTGCCATTTCCAGCTTAGCTATTTTCTGTGCGTTTTCTACTTTTGCATCCATTTCTACCCATGCGACAACGCCATCCGCATGCTGGGTTGCGTACTTTTCTCTCAATACCTGTATTTCCATTTCTTCTGTCATTTTAACGGCAAGACCAGACATATCACCGTAATAGATAGCTGTCTTTCCTGCCGCCATATCCGGCATATTATCAGAGACATATACAGGTTTTCCGAGAAGTACCTTTCCAAACGGTGCTGTGATATCGTCCTGCAGGAGATATCTTCCCACATCATCCTTCAGCAACCTTAAAGCCGTTCTCGTTGCCGGAGACATTATCCATATTGCCGGTCCCTGAAATGCATCTTTTACGGTATCTTGCAGTCTTATAAGTTCGTCTGCCGTAATTGCCGTTGCGGCTGCTGCTGTTACTTCCTGCGTTACACCGGAAAGACCGGCTATTTTAGATGCAGTGCCGTTCAGTAACTCATTCTCAATCCATCTGTGAATGTTATACGCCATATGGTCTACAACAAATCCAACGATGTCAAATTGTGAGTTGTTGATAAGGCTTCTTGATACTAATGTAAGTGCGCCTGCCAAATACCCAGTAAGTGAAATATTTGTAAATTTACCAGCAGAGCTTTCAAGCTCTACAAATTCTGTCGCATATGCCATTGTAATATCTGTTGCGTCAGATTCTGGATAGTATGGAATTTCAAGCGTACCTTTAACATTATATTTTGTAGCCTTTTCCAGTATCGGTGAAATATCATATACTTTTTTAATTATCCTGTTAGCAATTGTAGTAGGAACAACCGCCCCATTATCACCGAAAGTTAGATTCTCTGCTCTTTCTTCGCTTACAACCCCTCTGAGGTAGTTCGCAAATGCTTTTTCGTCAGTCTTTTCCTGTTCTGCTCTCTGCTCTCCTACACCGTCACCATCTCTTACATCTTCAATGACTTTTTCTTTGCCTTTGTTGGTTTCGGCAAGTCTTTTTTTCATATTTTCAAGAATATCAATAGTCTTGTCAATGTTATCAATCTCATCAGATATAGCAGCAATCTGTCTTTCTTCTTCCTCCTCTACTGCTCTCTGTTCCGCTTCAAGTTTTGCGTAGAGCATTTCAAGCTCTTTGACTTTTTCGGCCCTTGTCTCCTGTAACGCTTTAATATTGTTCTTTTTCCTTAGATGTTCCCTCCATATTTCTTTATAATTTCTTTTAGGTTACTGTTATCAACCTTTTCAGGTTCTTTTTTATCTTCAAAGCCGACATATTCGGCTTCAAATTCTTCCGCACGAAGCTCGACAGTAACTTCCCCGTCTTCGCCCGCTCTTGTTTCCACTGTAGTAGACTCATACCATGGTTTCATTTTGTCATTTATGAGCGACACTTCGTCTAAAGTGAATCCCGTAACGTTCCTAACTGGTATACCGTTTTCACTTTCTGCTCTTGTTTCAGTAACATTACGCATGCCAAATGACCAACCTCGCAACTTCCCTGCTTTTGCATCATTGATAACCTCCGAATCAGTAAATTCAGCATGCGCCCTTAAACCTATAACATCTTCTTTTAACGTTAAATTTGCTCCCGTCTTGCCAATTTCACGCCCCCAGTTATGGTTTAGCAACGCTCTAACCTCTTCAGCTTTTTCTAATGCCTTGCCAAACGCTCCTCGGTTTATTCTTTCAATGAAATATCCACCTTTTCCGTCTGGTATTGGTCTTGAATCTCTGCCTGTTACGTTGACATATCCGTCGATGATGACAGATTCTTTTCCATTTTCTGCTCTAAGTTCAATTCTTGCCCTTCGCTTACACCTCCTTTCTATTTTCATACCATTTGTCAATCAAATCATAAAACAACTGTTTATCTTTTCTTGTGCTATCTTTTGCTACATATTCTTTTGCCTGCTCTATGGTAGTAGGCATAACATAGACATCTGCATTTAAATAACCCGCAAGATAGTTTAACCGAGAATCCTTTGCTTCGGTGCTTAAAATAATAAATCTTGTATCTGATTCACCAGAATTTATGTATTTGTAAGCAGTTTTACGCATATTGTTTACGAGACCGTAGTCCTTTATATCTTCGTGTGATTTTCCGGAAATAGCCAGCCTAAGCGCATCAAAATCAATTATGATATCATTATCGTTTTTTATCTTTTCTGCATGCGTGGATTTACCACTTCCCGGAGCTCCCGCAATAATTAGATTTTTCTTTTTTGAGGCTCGAACTTCTGTGATTACTTCATCTGCATTTCTTTCAAGCACATTATTTTCGCCCAATTTGAAGCTTTGATTCATGTTCGGTATATATATATCTTTCGTTTTAGGGTCATACAGGACATCTTGAAGCCCTAATTTAACCATATCAATACCCAGCGGCTCCATGTTTTCTTTCTCTCTGATTTCATCAATCTGTAACCAACCTGTTTCCGCTGCCGTTTTATATGCATTATATCGCTTATCTTCATCACCTTTTGTCAATTCGTACATATCAGGAGCAAAGTAATATACCCCTTTTTCATCTTCAAGAAGCAAGGCACGATTTAACGCCGTCATAAACTCACCCATAAAGGTGTTTATACAATACTTTATAAACGCTTTATCGCCCTGCTCTGTGTTTATATCGTCAGGTACACCGAGAAGCCGCCTAAGCTCTTCTCCATTGGTCTTTTTATTCTCATTAAGCTGCATTTCAACTGATGTGTTAGAGGCTTCTTGAAACTCTAACCCCTCATTGAGAATAACAACATTCTCCGTGTTGTTCTGATATAGTTTTTTCCACGCAGCTTTTAGTTCGTCGATAGCTCCCTGACTTAATCTTTTTACTGATTTTACAAAACCTTTTTTATTCCCTCCGGTCTTTACAAGACCCTCCTCATAAAGAAGTGAGTTGTATACTACGCTAAGAAGCTGCTTATTTTGTTCAACTATGCTATTTCCGTACATTCCATCAATACTATTTCTTAAAACTCGCACGAATTGTTCAGGGAAAAATGTTCTCCCCTGTACTAATATCGCATAATCTTTAAAAATAACATCGGCGTTTGGGGCAATAGACACATACTCACTAAAAACATATCTTAATGATTCAACTTCTGTTCCTGCCCAATCTACATAAACAAAACCACCTCGTCCGAGATAGTAATCCCTTACAACTGCCTGTTTCATCTGGTTAGCGTCCAAAGTATCGCCAGTTTCCTCATTTAATAAAAAAACTCGCCTATCATCTTTTATTTCCTCAACTCTTTTTCCTTCTTTTCTGTAGAGTTTTATAGGTATATTGGCGACAGTCCGAGCAATTTCATCAATTGCCCCGGCGAGTGCCGGTATTTGCATAGCTTTTTCTCTTGTAATATTTTCCGGTGAAAACCATGCCCGAAGCAACGGATCGGAAACAGATTTTTCATCTATAATCTGTTCAGGCTCTGCTCTTTTCTTTCTGAATAATCCCCTTAGCTATTCCTCCTTTATTTTTTATTCCATCTGTTTATAGTATTTTTCGTTACTACACTTGTTTGTACCGTTATTTCAGGAAATTCCAACACATCTGTGTGTCGGCCTACTTTTATTGTTAAACTTATATCCGTAATTCCCGTTAACCCCTCACCGACAAGACTCTCGGCCCTGTCTATCAGTTCTTGTCCCGCTTCTTTAATTTCCTGAACGATTTCGTCTCTATATGGTTTTATCATTCATTCCTCCTGCTTTACTTTATAATACAAAAGACGCTCCATATCGAAGCGTCTTTTAATGTTATCTGTGTACATCTAATTTCTGCATTAAGGCTTCCTGCAACACTCTTGACACATTCAAGTTTGCGGCCTCTGCCTCCTGATTCAACCAATTCGGCAATGTTACGTTTCTTCTTACAGTTTTATTGTCCACCTTTCTGCGATATTCTGCTAAATCCACATCTACAAGAGAAACAATGCTTTCGCCTTCTTCCGTAAATACCCCCTTGCTGACATCTATATCGCTTATCGATGAAGCCCCTGCGATTTCTTCTCCATTGTCTTCAGCTGAAATGCACCAAAGTCCGATTGCATCTCTCGCCACTGTAATCGCTTCCGCAAACGATGCTTTTTCTTTCCCCTCTTCATTTGTCTCTGTCAGTATTTTTAGGTCTGGAACCTCTATCAGTATATTAGTGTTAACATGTGTAAAAATAACTGGATAAACCTTTTTCATACCTATTGACCTCCTAATTTATTATTAACCTTTTGTGGGGCTATAAGCCCCACTTTTTCAGGATCTCTCTTGCCAGTCTTTCGTTGATTTCTTTATGCCTTGGTATCGTTTCCGAATCTTTTCCTCTGCGATATATGTCGTGACTTCCTCCGTGCCTATAAAAATCAAACCCGATACTTTTTAGCTTCTTAATCAACTCTTTTTGCTTCATCAGTGCGTCCTCCTTATGTTATAATTATACACATTCAACACACATTAGTCAATAGTTTTATGTATATTTTATACACATTTTTATGCTGTTTGTACGACAAAATCTCCATCATATAACAGAACATCTTGCTGTAAAAGATAAATGCTGTTTATCAATGCTACAACCATATCTACTTTGCCGTTTGACTTCTTTTTATTTACATAACGGTTCATATTTGTATCAAAAGTACATTTTGCATTTTCAAAATTAATTTCAAGCAACTTGTTTTCTTCATAGTGCCATTTTTTATTCATTATGAACTCATATAGAAGTTTTGTTGGTGGGTGTAGCGTATCGCTATGCTGTCTTATTTGTACTGTAGTGTACTTCTCGTCCCACTTCTGCGCTGATGATAAAGCATTATAACGGTCATAACCTATAGACATTATTGTCACGCCATATTTTTCTTCTATGTTGAAAACAAAATCTTCTATAACTCCATAATCAACTGTCATATCACCGCACGCAATACATTTCATTGCCGCTATAAACTGTCTATAATCTATTTTTTCAAACTCATTCTTCTCATCGATCCTTCCCTCCGGTATGAACGCTACCACTTCTGAAAAAATCTCTCCGTCTTCTTCTGCGCTCATTGCAACCGCGCAGTTGTCATTCGACATTGAAAGATCAACACCGATATATACCTGCTTACCGCTCCAATCGATATTTTCCACTTTGCACTCTCGTACATCGCTTAATGGAATATAACTCTCTGTTCCTGCGCCTTGATAAATGATATTACAGTGCTTAGTCAGGAAATTTTCCCGCGAACTCTCTCTTCTGATAGCCTTCTCACGCTTTTTCAATAGGACATTCCATACGCTTTCGATTTCAATGGCGAGTGGATTTCCATCACGAAGAACATCATCATCTGTAGCCCAATCTTTGGGATTGTCCGGCTCGTATAAAAGTGCGAATACCGTATCATCTTCCACCAATCCATCAAGTATTTGTTTGGCATCTTCAACTTCATCTTCAAGCGGATTGTTTGCAGTTGGATATTTGGTCGATATCACAAAGCCTAATTTATTTTTTACGAGGATCTGCCCTGACCTCATCGCTTCTATGGCATACGGACTCGGCAGTGCTCCAATTTCGTCCGCAATGAATACCGACGGTTCTTTACCGTCGAGTCTATTTGTTGAATAATTAAGAGGTGTGTATTTTGTCTTCGTAGGTTTATGCAGTATATAATCTCGTAACACCTTAAATTCTTCATTCTCAAATACTTCAATATTTGCAGATATGAGAGGCTCTATCGCTTCTTTGATTTCTCTTGCAAGTGCTCCGTCTGGCGCCACCGAGAAAAATCTTGAATACGCCGGTTCAAGATAAAAGAGTAAAATGAAAAGAACGGCGACAATAAATGTCTTCCCGTTTTTTCTGCAAATTTCAAGGAGCGCAGTTTCGTATCTTCGCTTTCTCATATCGTCACGCCTGACCGTGCATATGACAGCCGTTATCAATAACCACTGATACCCACTGAGCGATCTATATATGCTCTGCCCGGCACGCGGTCCTTTTGCCATCTTCAAAATTTTGAGTATCTTGTATATCTTCTTGAGTAGTTTCTCATTAATACAGTATTTTTCATGTTCGCCTTTTACTATCTTCAAAAAATCTTCGCATTGCAGAATGACATATTTAGGCGCGCGCACTTTTCCCTCGACAACATTCTCCGCATACACCGCCGCCGGGTGCTTAATCGTCGTCGTCTTCATTTAAAATATCCATCAGGCTTTTTTTCTCCGGCTCCGCCTTTACCGCGGAAATCGATATCTTCGCTCTGCTCTGCGGAGATAAGCAAAGCTCATTACAGCACCTAAAAAAATCCTTTGTCGCAGCATCCTTTGCCATTCTAAACTTCGTGTCAAGCAAAAGCGTAGGGTCAGAGTTTGCTTCTTTATCGAAATTTTGCAACTGACAAATAGTAACGCTTGCACGTGCCAATATGAACTGGTCTAAATTCCCAAGCATTTTAGACTCGTCAAGGTTTTCTAATATATAAAAAAATACTTGCCTCTGCTCTTCTGTCAGATATTTTGGGGGAATCAGTTTGTCGGCTTTACCCTTAAGTCTCTCCTCTGCTTTCTCTCTCGCCGCCTCTTCCGCTTTTGTTATTGTACCTGTTTTGGCTTTTACACTCTTTGCTGGCCTTGCCCTTTATGTTCCTCCTTTCGTTTGAACTCATGTTCTTTTTTATATATTTATTTTTAAGATTTCCTATGTATATATAGGGGGCGTCGGTGGAACAGATGTTCGCATTATTCATGCCGTTATCCCCGGGGGAATGTGTCTATTCCCCTCTGTTCTATAAGTCTTTGTGCTTTTATATATTTTAAAATCATCTCATCTGTAAGCTCTTCCAACTTTTCTTCGTTAACATCGTCTTGTTCCATTTCTTTAGCAATGCCCTCAAGCACATCTCCTACCTCTCTAAATATTTTACTTACCTTCCTGATTTCATTTGCTTCGTACATCTTCTTGCTCCTTTACTATTCTGATAAGTTCCTCTTCTGGTATTTCTCCAGCTTCCGCCATCTCGTGGTGTTTTTCACACAGAGTTATGAGATATTCATTATCCAATCTATTATCCCAATAGCTTGCTATAGGCTTTATGTGGTGTACAGATAGCCCCTCCGTCTCATACTTCCTTATTGGTTTATATAGACCTCTTATACATACTTGACATACTTGTCTATCTCTTGCCCTGATTTCTTCTCGCTTGATTTTCCAATCTGCCGAACCTCTAAACTGTGTTATCCGACTGTCTTTTTTCTTTTGCCTCTTTTTCAAAGCAACATATTTCTGCTCGCAGATATATTTGCTGTCATGTATTCTGCCACAGTAATGGCATGACTTAAGCATTCTCTTCCCTGTCCTCGTTAGAATTTATATTGTCTACTATTTCTATTATTTATCTCGTTACAAATATAATAATGTTTACATTCAACATGAGGCTCGCAATAACTATAATAAGGAATATTGTCAATCAAACAAGTTTCTTCACCACTTACTACACGAAGGTCTCTATGTGGACAATTTTCACATATACCCAATTCTTTTAATTCAATAGTTTTCATAATTCCTCCTTATTAAATGATAATGCCCTAAACGCTGTACATACATTTAGGGCTTACTTGGTTGCGGGTGGGAGAATCGAACTTCCTGTGCCGGCTAAGGAGACCGGTGTGTTACCACTACACTAACCCGCCAAATAAAAAAACGCCTGAATTACTCAAGCGTTTTAGGTTTTTTCTCACGATACCATTATAACACGCATTTTAAATAAATAATTTATTTTTGCTCTCAATCTCCATAATAATCATCATAAATTTACCTGTTAATCTTTCTGTTTCTTTTTCATCGTCTGTTTCAATGCTTTCAGCTAAAGCATAAAGATTTTCATAAAGTTCTTTAATCAAATTTGCGTATGCTCTTATTTCATCAGGATATCCTAATATTTTCTCCAAACTCATATTATGCCTCCATTTACTTATACTTCACTATAACTTTTACATCAATTTTATCCTGAACCAATCCCCATATTTTTTTTAATGTCTTGCGCCTTAAATCATAAACATCTGAACGACACATAGCATACTCTCTGCCAAATTCATATATTTTCTTATCTATTCTCCCGCCGTTAAAATATACGTCCAATACATTTTTTTCTTCAGCTGACAAGCGTCTCTCCACATACTGCCATATATGCCAAACATCATCACCCCCGTTTATACGGCTTAGAATCTTCTCCCGTTCCACCGCCACATCCGCCACACTGTCATGTAACCGCCCGCTTCGTATAGGCGAATTATCTATGCCTTTTATCTCCGTTATGCTATCAAGCTGCTTTAACAACTCCTTTTTTTCTTTTTCCCAGTTCCTTGCGTCCTTTAAAAACTTAACCGCGTTAAATTCTATGTATCGTTCCATCAGCACCACCCTTTCATCTTAACCCCAGTACCTTTTTCAATAGCATTTTGTATATCAAGCATTCTAACCTTATGCTCTTCTATGTAACCAGCATACCTATTTACCTTACGTATAATACTACATAACTGCTCATCCGATAGCCCTATCTCATCATGTACTGCTAATAATATAAGAATTGATAATTTATCTAATAAATCATGTCTCACTTCATCTTTAAGTGTATTTACCTGTTTTTTTGTCATAGTCACTTGCTTCTTCTTAGGTTTCTTTACTCTTTTCATACATCCCACCGCATTTCACTATCTCGATTGCCCTATTCAGTCCCTCGGCAATCCACTTATGCCTTTTAGCCATGCACGCACCTTTTTTCTCGCAAATGACTTCCGACTGTAGCCGCTCCACAACCTTATCTATGTCGTAAACTGTAGGTGTTATATCTAAATAGTCAAACATATCACTGTAAACACTGTAGTCAATATTCCTTGTCTCATTTAGGTCATTCAGAAATTGTATAGCATCATCTCTGCTTATTAAATCATTACTCATTTTCCAGATTTTCCTCTCTATTTAACTCCCTCACACATAGCCTGAACACATCTTCACAAGCTTGTTTATAACCTTTACTATATTCTTGTAGCCTCATTATTTCTTTGTTCGTTTTTTTATCAATATCTTCTTCCAAACTACTACAAGTTGATTTTTTTGCCGCAGTAGGCACAATGTCCGTTATATTTCTCGTATACCGCTTTTCTGTCTATCATGGTGTCCTCCTATGTACTAAAGTCTTTAAAATCCGTTCCTTTTTCCATATGTGCTTTTATAACCGCTATCAATTTCTTTTCGTCTATTATGTTAGCCTCCTTGCTATTTCATATATCACGTTAACCGTTACACTGTTACCTGCCTGCCTATATAGCTGGCTGTCACTATTTACAGCTCTTACTCTTTCAAAATATTCATCAGTAAACCCCTGCAGCCTAAAACATTCTTTAGGCGTTAATTTACGTATTCTATAACCATCAATCAGATTATTGTTTTCCTGCCACGAATTACTTGATAATGTAGGTGATATATCATGTAATCCGCCTTTGTTGTAGCCCCGCGGCTTTTGGTATATTGCAACTCCATGCCTGTCTTGTCCTGTTAGTGTAAACATAGGCTCTTCATTTTCTTTAAATCGTCTTCCGTTCTGCCTCTTTTCTGTTCTGTCGGGCGTTAGAACAGGAATTGCGTATAATCCTGTTTTTGCTCCTTGTCCACCACCTTGGGAAGAAAGTGTAACACTTATCCCTGTTGGGTCATATACTCTGTTGCCTTGACTTCCACCAATTATCTGTCTACATTCATTAATATACGTTCCTTCTGAACAGGCTGTGTAGTTTCTCGTTGTGAGAGTTTTTGATATTTGACAGTCTTCTTTAAAAGTCTTTTTACTGCTGTCTCTGATAGGAAATATTTTTCGGGAACCTGTTCCTCTAAGATGTCCGATAATAAACACTCTTTCCCTGTTCTGGGGCACTCCAAAGTCTTTGCTGTTAAGCACCTGCCATTCGACATCGTACCCCAGTTCATCCATCGTGGATATGATGATTCCGAAAGTTTTTCCGTTTTCATGGTTGAGTAGTCCCTTGACGTTTTCTGCGAAAAGTATACGAGGCTTTCGCTCTTTAGCCAGCCGCATGACTTCAAAAAAGAGAGTCCCTCTTGTATCTTCGAAGCCTCGTCTGTTTCCAGCAATGCTGAAAGCCTGACATGGAAATCCGAAGCAGTAGCAGTCAGCTTCCGGAAGCTCTCCGGGCTCAACTCTTGTAATGTCATCTGCATACCATTCACCTTCTTTCACTTCGTGCATAGCCATATAACTTTTATCAGCGAATTTATCTATTTCACAATGTCCAACACACTCATTTCCTGCCATTTCCATACCTAATCTGAATCCGCCAATCCCCGCAAAGAAATCTATAAATTTCATCTTAAACCTCAATTCGCAAAAATTTAACTCCGTCACGTTTCCTTGCACTGCCTCTTTGTATGTAAATATAAAAATTAGAATTAGGTATTCCATATGCCCTCGCTATCTCTTGACCTACCTCCGATACCATACAAGGAAGCTCATATTTGTCTGCTGTTACTGCCATATATAAAGTCATGCTCCCTTCACCTCCATTTTGATGTCATGCAAATTCTCTTTTATATGTTTTAATTCATCTACTACCTGTCCTATGCTTTCATGAGGAATCATCAAATATCCGTTGTGATTACTCGTTATTAGTACATTATTGCCGTCAACTATGTACTCAAATATCATAGGCTCACCTCTCATGCACCACAGCCCTTGGTTCTGCGCTCTATTTGCTATCTGCTCGGTATTTAGGTTAAGTTTAGGTATTCTTACTAATGCACTCATAAAATCCTCCTAAAATGGAATATCCTCATCTGTTATGGCTGCAAATCCCTCAGGTATTCCGTTGTCCCTGTCGTCATAGTCTGATGATGACTGCTGGTAAGACTGTCCTCCGCCTGACTGCGCAGGTCTTGAACCTCTGTCTCCCCATTCTAAAAATTCTACTCTATCGGCAACTACATCGGTCGTATACACTGTGGCGCCGTCTCTATTGGTGTAGCTTCCTGTCTGTATTCTTCCCTGTACAGCTACCAGCCTGCCTTTAGCAAGATACTTCTCGCAGTTTTCAGCCTGCTTTCCAAAAACCGTGATTTTGGGAAAGTCAGCTTTCTTTTCGCTTCCTTGCTTTACAGGTCTGTCAATAGCAACGGTAAAAGAAGCTACTACCATTTGGCTTTCTAAAATATACCTTACTTCAGGGTCTTTTACCAGTCTCCCGATTAACACCACACTATTCATCTTCTAACCCCTCCTCCTTTTCAAATAACGGACATTCAGTGCAATCTTCCCACCTGGGAAAATCACCGCGCCACTCGCTTTTATCATTACAGCAAATTTCGTTATACATATAACTGCATTCCTCCATATCTGCTATAGTTGTTATTGTACGTCCGTCTTTTTCTTCAATCCATTTACTCATTGTCTGCTCCTATTTCCGCCGCACATGCTGCATATCCGGCTATGTCTATATAATTATCAGGGTTATATTTACCTCCTGCTATTCTCGCTATTTTTAGCAATATCATCATGTGTGCAACGCTTTCAGGGGCCATTTCTATACCTAAATAATCGCCCCATAGATATGCAATCATCTTAAAATTATCCTCTGGCTTTCCATATGTATTTTCCCTGTCTGTCAGCACTGCCTTCCCTGCAGCTTCTAAACACTCTTTTCTATCCATCTTTTTGCCTCCCTACCAGTGCATATCACCAACTCCGAATATTAGCCAATCCGCAGAGATGTTGAACTCTTCGCATATTCTTTTTACATTCTCTGTACCTGTTGGAATCGTCCGCTCTCCAACCCAACGCTTTACTGATCCAAGTGATGCCCCAATTCTTTTAGCAAATTCACCATATGTCATATCATTTTCTTCTATAATTTTTAACAATCTACTTGTCTCGTTCATTTTTTCCTCGCCTTTTCTATCATTTTCTTTATCGGTTCAAACGGCACTCCAAGCATTATTTCGCCATCTTCTATGGACATAGTTTCTCCATATTCATCACTGGTAAATCTAACTGTCACGTTTTTCTTTTCGGGCATATACCCCGTTCTTTTCCCTCCAGCGAATCCTTTAATCGTCTTAATCTCTGTGCTCATTTCTTACCTCCTGACTTTTAATAAATTTATCGCACATGGCTATGACCTGTGTTAGTTCAAATGCAGCATGTCCAGCATAGGCCTTTATCTGATATGCCATCTTGCATGAAGCGTCCTCATCGTTATCTCTTATAGCCTCCCATAAACGGTTACTGCCCATGCGAACCAATTGAGTGGACTCTGCTGCCTCTTCTATTTCCTCTTGCAAAACCGCCCACCCTTCATGGTCACTGTGGAACATCGGGTGTATCTTATTAGCTCTCTCCATTTCCTTTTCTGCCAGTCTGTCTATTTCTATCAATATCTCTTTCATTATTCCACCTCAACAAACTCGCCGTCTTCCAGCATATAGAATGTGTCTTCTTTTATATATTTGCCGTCCACTTTGGCTGTTTTAACCGTCTTTAGGTTATAATAATAGCCATTCCACTCCCATTCTGCTAAAACTATGTAACAGCCTAATGCGCCTTTTGCTTTACTGGCTATTCCTGTTGCTATTGCGATGGATTCTTCCCCTTTCACAGTGGCGGCACTTTGGTGGCCTGTATTTGTGGCGGCACTTCGGGAACCTGTATTTGTGGCGACACTTTGGGAACCTGTATTTGTGGCGACACTTTGGGAACCTGTATTTGTGGCGACACTTTG